AACCCCCACTAGTACAGTTAGCTATTTAATTATTAATCGTTGAACTCCTCTGATAACATTTCATAATCTAAAATTGATTTATCCCTATCCAATTTAATTTTATTCTTTCCATCATCAACCGCATCAATTAGATTATTTAACATTTTAAATAATTTAACTGATTCATAATTCTTGTTTTTCGATACTCTTTCAATAGAGGATTGAATTATTTTAAGGTCTCTTAATCTAAGATTAGTTAATATTTTAACTGTCTCAAAATTATTAATACCTTTAGATGTATCTCCGGGACGATTAATAATTAAACCCTCTTGACCTGTAGAATTAATTCGCATCTTAGTAAACTTATTAATTCCATCAACAGTAGGATTTAGTTTATATTTATCTAATTTATAAACAAAATTCACTAATTCTTCAAACATAGGATGATATCTGCACCCTTCTAATATAGATATAGCTCTGATTGAATAATAATCAGAACCAGAAATGCCCATATCATCTAAATTAGCGAATCTCTCTTGATATAATAACCTATTTATAGCTCGGTAAATTGGATATATACCATGTACAACTCCATTATTCTCATAATCTATATGATATAAGTTTTGAAGATATGTACAATAATCTGAATTAGTAACTGATTTACTTTTATTAACAGTAAGTCCAGCGTTACTAAATTCTTTAAACAGTCTATCTACATCTTTAATATTCACTGAATATATACCATCATCTCCTTGTATTTGAGTTAGCTCTGGGTCAATAACTCCAGATTGCTTAGCTATTAGAAATTGAACTATAGAGTCAATTTCATTAGTGAAAACAGATCCAGAGGGAACACCATGTTTACCGTGAAATACACCATCTGGAGTGACTAAACCGATAGTTGTAAAACGTTCATTAATATAATCTATATCATCAGAATATTTATCACCGTATAATTCTTTGATGTATTTAAAACCATCACTTTGAAGCTTAGGACTTACACTAGAGTCATAAGCAGAAAAATCTATACTAACAATAGTTTTGTCGTTTGATTTCGCATGCTTAAGTATTTTAGTTACTGCTCTATCTATATCGTCATAAGTATTTAATGCAGCTCTCCATGATAATTGTCTCTGAACATTTAATAATGGACTATAATACATCATCTCATTAATAGTATCAGCGATAGGAAAACCCCAAACAGTCCTTGTTTTAAGCTGTTCTTGAGTTCTAGTGAATAATAGTGCAGGGTCTTTCCTTTTAAGAAGAGTTTCAAATTCAGTAAACATAAAGTCTTTAACTTTTCCTTTCTTTGTAAGGAATGGTAAACCCGAACTTGTACTATTCTTCAATTTATCAATAGAATTAGCTAAGCTTAAAGGATTCAAACTCTTAAGCTCAACACCTTTTGGAGTAGAGTCAATTATGTTATACTCTCTATCATGACGTTCGAAGTTATCAATGATTGAATCTTTTCTAAGATCCCATTTTAAAGCGATAGATCGGGGACCTATCTTCTTTAACTGCTCCATTTCAATATCTAATAATACTTTATTAATCTTATACTTATTATTATGGAATATTTTATTCCATTTATCTATAATAAACTTTTCACCATATTGTTTTAAAAGTGGTGTAGAATGTATAACATTTGAACCATTCTTTAAATTTAATAATAGTGTGTTAACCCTCATATTTTGTTCCTGATTTAAATCAAGCTCTAAGATACCAGGAAATTTGAAGGTATTAACACCCAAATCATTAGATGAGCTCTCTTTCTTCCTTTGATTACGGTCAGCAGATGATTCATCTTTCCTCTTCTGTCTTTTCTTTCCATAACGTTTCTTCTTCTTCTTCTCTGAATCGGTAGTAACAAAATCCTGAGAGTCATTATTTAAATTCATGATATATATTATTAAGTATTGTTATTTTAAATTATTTACCTTTTAAAGATTTATTTAAATTAGGTCTTATCGTATCAAGAGACATTAAATAATCAACAGCTTTAAAACATGTTTCCGTTACAGAGTTAATATTAACTCCTTTACATTTATCAGTAGCTGGTAAATGTATGGCAGTAGCAGAATAAGCATAATTAGCTGTCAAATCATAAATATCTTTTATTACTTCAGGTCTAGAATCTATAATATCTTGATCATCTTTAGGATATCTAAAAGCGTGAACACCATTATTATTAGAACTGAAAGATCTACGTGTAGAGAAAGAAGCTGAAGTACCAGTAGTGGGATGAGCAGGTATAATTAATCCTGGTTCATATCTAGATACTGAAGTATTCCATATTGACTT